TTTATAACAATCTTTCAGAAGAAGACATGTTTGAGGTGATGGACGAACTGTCTCAACAATATTATGAGACAGGGGTTCCCAAACCTGATGATCTTGTGGTAGAATGTCTAAGAACCTAAGGAGATAACATTATGGCAAAGCGTCCCTCACTGACCAATAAAGTCATCATTGAGAGCAAACCAAAGAAGACTCGTCAAGGTATGTCCCAATATACCAAACTGTCTTCTACCTCTCGTAATGGTGCAAGAAAGAAATATAGAGGACAAGGCAAGTAAATGCTTCAACTTGACCCACAAATCCCAGTTCTGACCCCTAAAGGATCAGGCTGGGCATTTTTTTTGATTGATAGATCACAGGAACATGACCTTGAGTGGGTTGTCTTCCTAGATAATGGAGGGTATTGTTGGACTTTTAAAAACTCAGACATTAGAATACAAAAAAATTATACTTTACATAGAGACAAAATTGCAGATTTCGGGATAGGAACCCCGTAAAAAGTTCTAATTCACTAGAATTAGGAGCAACTATGTCAAATTTACCCACTGATAGGGATCAAAATTACATGTATCAGATGTGGGGGACTACAAAATTAGTCACTGATTATACTAAACCCACAAATGTAAAGACAATTCAAGAAATTATGCATGATGATATTCCAAAAAGTAAGCATTTTTTAAAGGAACAGGCAGATATTCATGAAAAAATAAGAAATGATGAAGATTATGATGATTGGGAGTATGGAACTGAGCCTGTATATGGTAAACCCCAATAAATAAAGATAAATATTAAATAAAAAAGTGCCTTTAGAATCTATTTCCAGAGGATTTAAAGATATTAGTTTGTCTTTTAACAGGCATCCTGTTACTAATGATATAACATCATTAAAAAATGAAGATGCCATTAAAAAATCAGTTGTTAACTTAGTCAGAACTAAGGTTGGAGAAAGGTTTTTTAATTCTCTATTAGGTTCTAATGTAGAAAATTACTTCTTTGAGTTATCTGATAGTGGGATAGTAACACCATTAGAGGATGAAATAAAGAATGTTATAAGAAACTTTGAACCAAGAGTTTCATTAAGAAGAGTTGATGTTCAATTATATTTGGATCAAAATGAATTGAATGTTGTAATAGTCTATGACATCATTGGTTTAAGTTTACCAACCCAAAACATTAGCTTCATATTACAACCTACAAGATACTAATGACATTCACTCAATTCACGAACCTGGACTTTGATCAGGTAAGAACATCAATTAAAGATTATCTAAGAGCAAATTCTACATTTACAGACTTTGACTTTGAGGGATCTAATTTTTCGGTATTGATTGATGTTCTTGCCTACAATACTTATTTGACTGCCTATAACACAAATATGGTTGTCAATGAGTCTTTTCTTGACAGTGCCACCATTAGAGAGAATGTTGTATCACTAGTTAGAAATATTGGGTATGTACCACTATCAAGAAGATCAGCAAGAGCAAAAATATCATTTAGTGTTACTGGATTAAATGTAAATTACAAGACTGTAACCCTAAAGAAAGGAATTGTCTGTACTGGTAACCTAGACAATACGAGTTATATCTTCTCAATTCCAGAAGATATAACTGTAGGGATTGTAAATAATGAAGCAGTATTCTCTGAAATTGAAATCTATGAAGGTACTTTACTTTCAAAAACATTTATTGTAGATAATTCTCAACCAAATCAAAAATATATTCTTCCAAACCCTTACATAGATACATCTTCAATTAGAGTATCAGTAAAAGAAACATCACAATCTACTACAACAGAAGAATATCTTGCAGTAGATAATATTGTTGGCATAAACAAAAACTCTCAAATCTTTTTAATTCAAGAGATTGCAGATGAAAAATATGAATTATTTTTTGGAGATGGAGTTTTTGGTAAAAAATTAAGTAACAATAATCAAATTTCTGCAACTTACATTACTACAAATGGTAAATCTGGAAATGGCGCATCTGGATTTGAGTTTTCAGGGGTAATTTCAACAGATACTGGAGTAGATGTTAGTCCAAATGTTGGAGTTCTAATCACAGATGAAGTTGCCTCCAATGGAGATGATATTCAATCAATAGATTCTATCAAATATTATGCTCCTAGATTGTATTCTACTCAATATAGAGCAGTAACTGCGTCAGATTATGAGGCATTACTGCCATCTATTTACCCAAATATAGAATCAGTTACTGCATATGGTGGCGAAGAGAACAATCCACCAGATTATGGTAAAGTTTTTGTGGCAGCAAAACCAAAAAATGCAGAATATCTATCACAAAATACTAAAGAAAGTATTATTCAATCTTTAAAGAAATATACAATTGCTGGTATTGAAGTTAATTTTGTAGATGTAAATGTAGTTTATGTAGAATTAGATTCTGTTGTATATTACAATTCTAATTTTGTTGGGTCAGTTAGTGATTTAAGTACAAAAGTAACTAGCTCTTTACAAAAATATTCTCAATCTACTGATTTGAATAAATTTGGAGGCAGATTCAAATACAGTAAGTGCCTTAGAGTCATAGATGCTACTAGCAATTCTATAACATCCAACATAACTAAAATTAAAATTAGAAGAGATGTTGGAGTAATTATAGATAAACCAACCCAGTATAAAGTATGTTTTGAAAATTCATTTGCAGTTTGGCAAAAAGAAAATAATATAAGAAGTACTGGTTTTAGAGTTAATGGTATAGACTCTATAGTATATCTTGGAGATTCAGTTAAAAATTTATCAGAAGGGACTCTTTTCTTATTTTCATTAGAAGGGGATGAACTAATTACTAGGCAGCAGAATGTAGGAAGAGTTAATTATACCACCGGAGAAATTAATATAGATAATATAAATGTATCTTCTACTGTCTTGCCAAATAACATTATAGAAATTGAGGCAACTCCACTATCTAATGATATTATTGCAAAGAAATCTGTATATTTGAAACTTGATATTGGAAAAAGTAAAATAAACTTAGTTAAAGATCTAATAGCTTCTGGAGAAAATGCTTCTGGAAGCGTGTTTACACCAGAGCAAAGTTTTTCAACAAGAAACATAATAAGAGTATAAGATGAATAACGAAAAGAAAGTAATTAAAATTTCAGATGTTGTTAGAAATCAACTTCCTGAATTTATTTCAGAAGAAAATCCAAACTTTTCGGAATTCTTAAACCAATATTATGTTTCTCAAGAATATACTGGTGGTCCAGTAGATTTATCTGAAAATCTAACAGACTATAAAAATGTAGAATCATTTGATAAAGTTAATCTAATAAAAAGCACCACACTAACTTCAGATGCAAGTTTTATTGATTCTGAGATTTATGTAGAGTCAACTAATGGCTGGCCTGATTCTTATGGTCTGCTTAAAATTAATAATGAGATTATAACTTACACTGGAATAACAACTAATTCATTTTTAGGATGTATCAGAGGATTTAGTGGTGTAGAATCTCTATCTAGTGAGGACAATCCAGAAGTACTTGTATTCTCAAAAACTGAGGCAGATTTTCATTTTGAGGGAGACTCAGTAATTAATCTTAGCAATCTATTTTTAGTAGAATTTTTCAATAAAATTAAATATCAGTTTACTCCAGGATTTGAAGAAGTAGAATTAAATTCTAAAATTAATCCTCAAAATTTCATTTCAAAAGCAAAATCATTTTATCAGAGCAAAGGAACAGACGAAGCATTCAAAATTTTATTTAAAGTACTTTATGATCAAGATGTAAAGATTATAAAACCAAGAGAATTTTGCTTTACTCCTTCTGATGATAAGTGGGTAGTAACAGAAACTTTTGTGTGTGATTTAATATCTGGAGATCCATTAAAAATAAAAGGTCAGACATTATATCAAGATAGTGATCCATATAATTCAAATGTTCTGGAAGCTACTGGATCAATCTATGAGGTAGAGTCATTTAAATTAGATAACAAGGTATTATATAAAATAAAAATATTTGCTGGATATTCTAATAATATAAGTCCTAAAGGATCTATTACTGGTGTTTTTGTATCTACACCAAAAACATATGTAGTAGAGAATGTAGATGTTGAATCTAATATCATATTTGCAGATTCAACTGTAGGATTTCCTCAGAGTGGAATATTAAATATTAATGGAGAAGAATATACATATTCAGATAAAACTAATAATCAATTTATAGGAGTAAGTGGAATAACTTCTACCACTGTTATTGGAAGGAAAACTGAAATCTATGGATCTAATTTTGTATATTCGTATGAAGATGGGGATATATCAGCACAAGTTAGATTAAAAGTAAACAATGTTCTATCTGGAATAAAATCATCAGAAACTCTTTATGCTCTGGATAATGATCCTATTAGAATTGAAAATGTAGGAAGTACAGTAGATACCATCTTTACCAAATCTTTATACTACAACCATCCATTAACAATTCCAGCTGGAATTGCTACAACACAAATAACTGACACTGTAAGAACTTATTTTAAAGAAGGATTTTCTGTTGTAAATGGATTAGCGTTATCAAAATATAATCATAATTTAAAATTAGGCGACACAGTAAATCTTTTTGTAAAGTCTACTGAAGGATACGAGTTAATATCATCAGGACTTTCAGTAAATACTAATCTTTCTAAAGAATTTAGTGTTCAACAAATATCAAATCCTAATGTTTTAGGGAAAAAGGTTTTATTTAGAAGAAATTTAAAGAAAACAAAAGCAGCACCATTTACCAAACTTTATGACAACATTCAAAATAAATTTACTTCCAACATTCAAGATTGTTATGTAGATGATAATTACTATTATGTAACATCTAATGGACTTCCTGATTATGAAGTAAATCCATATATTAGAGAGTTTTCTTTTACAGTTAATGTATCTACATTAGTAGGTGCACACAATTTTTATGATGGAGAAGCAGTAAAAGTAGTTTCATATACAACATCTACCAATTACGATAATAAAGTTGGAATTGACACTGGGGTAACTTATTATGTTACTAGATTAAGCCCAAATACTTTAGGATTAACTGAGAATAGAGATAATGTTGGAAAAACCTCTATAAATTTCTTTGAGTATGATAATGAAGGCAATTTATCTGGAACTATAAATGAAATAGTTCTTATAAGTTCTCCTTTGTATGGAAATAATTTTACATCTTCTAAGTTATTTAAAAAAATACCAAAAAATTTAGAATTTTCCAAAACTAAAGTTGAAACTGCTGCTGGTCCAATTGGAATTTTTGTTAATGGAGTAGAGATTCAAAACTATAAATCATATGATAAAATTTATTATGGTCAAATTGAAACTGTAGATGTTTTAAATGGGGGAACTAATTATAGCTTAATTAATCCCCCATCCTTTCAAATTTTTAATGATACTGAAAAAGACCAGACTACTTTTTTAATTCCTCAAATGAAAGGGGTTTTAAAAGATTTAGTAGTAGTAAATCCTGGATATGATTATGAAGATATTCCAGTAGTTACTATAACTGGTGGTAACAATGATGAATTATCTGCTCAAGTCAAAATGAAGAGCATAGATAAACTGATTCAATTTAATGCAACCACTAGAGACACTGTAGTAAATACTGTAAATAATGAACTAAGGTTTGGAAAAAACCATGGATTCATAACTGGGGAACCTATTGTATATGAAACTTTTAATACTATCCCAATAGGAATTGGGTCAGTAGTTTCTGATGGAACTCTATTGAACAACTCAGTTTATTATGCTGTAAATATTGGAGCAGGTACTTCACTTAAACTAGCATTAAACCAAGAAGATGCTATTGCAGAAAGAAATTTAATTAATATAAGAACTACTGGTGGTGGTATTCAAAGATTTAAATCTTTGAATAAAATTCAAGTAATTGATAAGGTAAATGTTTTAGGTCAAAATATTAATTTTGAATATAAAAAATTATCTTTTGGACCAGAAGATATCAATGTATATGATAATATTTTCACTTGCATAGATCATCAATTCAATACCAGAGATAAAGTAGTAATTACAGCAGAAGGAACTTATTTAAGTGGAGCAACACCAAATCAGATTTATTATGTTTTAAAATTAGATAACGACAGATTCCAACTAACTACTGATCCAGAAGGGAAAAATATATTAAACATTATTAGTACAGATTTTGCTACAACTTATTTTGTACAATATCCTCCAATTACTGCAAATGTTTTTGGAAAAATTAAAAAAACTGCATCTGCAGTAATTGGATATGGTGCTACAATTATCCCTGTAGTTGAAGGGTCTGTTACTTCTGTTAGAGTTCAAAGAGGTCTTGCTAAACCTGCTAAACAACTCTTAGGGTCCAGTAATATAATAAACTATCACAAGCGTCCTACTGTTACTGTTTTAGAAGGAAAAGATGCATCTTTTGCTGCAATAATAGAGGATGGAAAAATTATTGATGTTATAGTCAAGAATGCTGGAGAAAACTATTTTAATAATTTTGAACTTAAAGTTTTTGGAAATGGATATGGTGCAGTACTTCAACCAGTAATAAGTAATGGTGAGATCTACAATACACAAGTAAGTTATGGACAAATTATAGATGTTATCATAGCAAATCCTGGAGTTGGATATGCAACTACAAATACAACCATTCAAGTAGTTCCTAAAGGAGAAAATTTAAAGGTATCAGCTAATTTAACTTCTTGGACAATAAATGAAGCTATTAAATTAGGAATTTCAAATTTAAACAATGGAACTATTTTTGGAAAAAAATATTCTTTATTTGGAAATATTTTTGGAACTTTCTTTTTGGATCAAAATCTTAGATCATCTTTCAATATTCCAAATACTCCAGTAAGGCACTCTCCAATAGTTGGATGGTCTTATGATGGATGTCCAATTTATGGTCCATATGCATTCGCCAATACAGATGGAACTGGTGATGTAATTAGAATGAAAAGTGGATATTCTAGATCAAAAATTAGTCCTCCAGCGAATTTAGATTGTATTGAAGACTATATTTTCACAAATTCAGGAACATTAGATAGAAACAATGGAAGATTTTGCATTACTCCAGAATATCCAGATGGAATATATGCCTATTTTTGCACTTTAGATGATAATAATGTTCCTGCATTCCCATATATCATTGGAAATAATTATGAATACACTCCACAACAAGAAAATTTTGATTTAAAATTTAATCAAAATTTAGATTTCAATAAATTAAATATTGTAAAATATACTAAACCATACAGAATAGAAGATAAGGATAATTATTATGAGTATTTTAAATTTGAATCTAATTCTCTAGGAAGTGATGCAATAATTACATCATCATCATCTGGAAAAGTAGATTCTATAGAGATCATTGATTCTGGTCTTAATTATGAGATTGGAGATAAAATATTATTTGATATTGACAATCTTGGTGGGGTGGGTGCTTATGGAGAAGTTGTAGAAGTTGAGGGTGTAGGCATAACTACCATACAATATTCTACAAATACTTTTTCAGATGTTAAGTTATTAAGTATAAACACTGGTATCTTAGGAATAACTACAATACCTCACAATTTTGCAGATCAAAGTTTTATCACAATTACAGGAATTTCAACAACAGATTATTCTCAAATTGAGGGTACTAGAAAAATTAGAATTAATGTAGAATATCCAATTACTTCTATTGCAAGCACACTTCCAAGTTCAACTACTACAGGAATTATTACTGGAATAACAGTTAAAGAACCTTTGTTTTCATATAATATAGATGATCAATTTAAAATTCAAAATGAAACTTTTAAGGTAATAGGTTTAGATTTTACCAATAATTTATTGAATGTTTTAAGAGAGACATCATCACCAGGGTATGGAATTGGAGCAACTGTTTTACCTTTACAGAATAGATTCACATTTGAATATAAAGGACTAGACAAACCATTAACTCAATTAGATGAGGCATATTATTTCAATCCAGTTCAGTCAGTATCTATTGGATTAGGAACTTCAGTAGGATTTGGAAATACTTTAGCAATATACCCATTAGGTGCAGGAACATCTATAACAAAATACGTTCAATATGGAGGACTATATTTACCAAATAATAAATTTAAGACTGGAGATAGAGTGGTATATGAGTCAAACGCATCAAGTATAGTAACTAATTTAGGAAATCTTGAATCTATTCCAAATCTTTTTGTAGTTAAATTATCTTCAGATGTAGTTGGATTGGTCAATGAAAAAAATAAAATTAATGACTCAGCATCTATACTACAGTATACATCAGTTGGGACTGGAGTACTGCACAAGTTAACTACAGTAAGAAATGTCATTACTTGTACAACCATTCAAAATAATGTAAAAGTATCTACCGCAGAAACACATGGTCTATCACCTAATGATAATATAAAACTTAGTGTTATTTCTGGAATAGTTACTAACTATACAGTAGGATATTCAACTATAACCAAAAGGGTATTAATTAATTCTCAAGGAAGTGCTCCAATTAATGTATATGCTAATGATACTGTGGTTTTTGACGTCTCATCACTAGATTTAAGTGGAAAAGAATTTGGAATTTACACAAATGATTCATTTAATAATGAATATTTTGGAAATGAAGAAAATGGGTTGGAAGTTATTAAAACTGATTCTCAACTTAGATTAAACATTAGTGAATTTACTCCAAGGACTCTTTATTATAATTTAAAAAATATTACATCTGATGATGAGATTTATCCAGACATATCTTTAAAGGATTATAATAAAATAATAGTAAATAATAGCATATACAATACAGATTCTCTCATAAGCACTACTACTGATTATACATTTGAATTTGATGTTGCAATTCTTCCAGAAAGACAAAAATATACAAATCTATTGTCATCATTAAAGTATAATGTAAAATCTCCAAATATAAAAGGTCCAATAGCAAAAACAAAAGTCTTATTTAATGGATCTAATTATAAAAAACTTCCATTAATTAAAGAAATAATAACAAAGAGTGGATCTGGAGCTAATTTATTCGCACTTAGCAATACTATTGGAAAGCTTAAAAACGCTAAAATTACAAATACACAATCTATTTTCCCAACAGATACTACATTAAGACCAGTTTCTAATGTATTTTCTACAATAAAATTAACTAACAATTATGAAGTTGTTAGGTGTGTAGTAAACTCTCCTGGTTCAAAATATTTAACTTCTCCAACTTTAAAATTATACAATAGAACAGAAGATTTGATTAAAGAAGAATTTTCTGCAATTCCTATATTAAAAAATACTTCAATAAATGAAATTAAAATATTAAATTCAGGATCAAATTTAAAATCTACAGATGATGAAATTTTAGTGTTGGATAATAGTAATGGCATTAGAGTATTATCAGCTTCTGTTGCTGGAGTGGACCCATATCAAGTAACATTAACATTAGAAACTCCTTTAGTTGGTTTTACAACTGAATCTCCATTGCCAATACAAGTTGGAGATGAAATATTAGTTGAAAATATAGTAAGTACTTCTGGTGTAGGATTTAATAGCAAAGATTTTAAATATGTTCCATTTAAAGTCACATTTGTAGATCAGGCATTTAATTCCCAAGATGCTGCTTTAGTTAGATACGAAGTAAATGAATTTCCTGGAATCTTTAGTGAAGATCTTACATTTAATGCATCAGTCATAAAATATTCAGATGTCCCTAGAATTACTCCTGTTTTGGGAGAAAGTCAATTTTATAATTCAGAATTTTTGACAGATGAAGTTGAAATTATTGACAATCCAAATAATGACAAAATTACCAGAATACTCAAACTCCATAAGTCTACTGGATTATCAATTGGGGATTCTGTTTCTGGATTATCATCAAAATCAAAAGGAACTATATCAGATATAAGTGATTTTCCAGCATTGTTTACAATAGATTCTAGTGTTCCAGAAACAATTGGATGGAAAGATTTTAGAGGAAATTTATCAAGCATTCTTCAAAAGTTGCCAGATAATGATTATTATCAAAAGTTTTCATATTCACTTAAGAGTAAAATTCCATATACTGATTGGAATTCTATAGTTTCAGATATATCTCATGTTACTGGATACAAAAAATTTGCAGATTTTAATATTGAATCAAATCAAATAGTAGGAATTGGAAGCACTAATAATGATTTAAAAGTTAAATCAGACTCTACATCATCAATTAATGTTGTATTAACATCATATTCTCAGGTAAATACTATTTCAAACTTTGATTTAGTTATTGAAGAAGATATTGATGAAAGTGAAGGAGCATATTCTGAATTTATTAAATTTAGAACTAGAAAATTATCAGATTTTATTCTATCTACTCAAAATAGAGTTCTTTCTATTGATGATATTTCTACTTTATTTGATACTGATAATGCTCCATTTGTTGAAGTTCCCGTTGATGAAATTGATACTACTGAAAATATTGTACTGAAGTATTTCTTCTTTGTTGGAACTACTGCTTCATTCTTTGGAGAATTTGTAAAACCTCAAATATTAGATTTATTTGTAACTAGAAATAATTCTACTATAAATCTATCATCTTATGCATACTACTATGATTTCTTTACATCAAGTGGTTCAGCTGCTCTTCCTTTAGGAGATATTCAGGGGCAACTTAGTCCTACCAATGGAGATGAGATAATTATTAATTTTATCCCAAGAAATATATTTAATAGTTATGCTATCAGGGCAGTTAAAGAATTTGCTAATGTTGCTGTTGGTGTTGCCACAACTTCTTTTGGGTATATTAGAAATGTAGAGTCTACTGGAATTTATACATCTACTCCATCTCCATCTACTAGTGTATTTTATAGTATTCCTCTATCAGATTGTGTTGCTGGGTCTGTATTTTTAGGCATATCTTCAGCTCCTAAGAGGGTTGAAAATGCATTTGAAATAAGTTTTGTCAAAAATCAAAACAATATTATAGATTACAATATTTTTGCAGAACAAAAATATAAAGAACTTGGAGTATTTGGTATAACCACTAGTGCAGGGAATATAGACTTTACATTTACCCCACAAACTGGAATTGGAGTAACTTTATTTACTAATTTTAACTTTATAACTAATACTTATGATGTTCCAAATGAAGTAATTAAGGAATTGAGTAGAGTTAGAAGTAATCAAGTAATATACACTGGATCAAGTGCTGTATCCATCTCCACAGTGAGTTCTGCATATGCTGCAACAAAATACATAATTGAAGCTACTAAGACTGTAGGATTAAGCACTCAGAAGTCTCTAATTCAAATAAACTCACTTCACTTCCAATCATATATCAATAATACAGTCTATGGAATAATTGGAGATTTCCCACAAGATGAGTTAGATTTTGAAACAATATTAAATCCTTCAACTAGTGAATATGTCCTAACATTTAATCCTACTGTTTCTGCTACTTACAGATTTAGATATCTTGAAAAGAGTGTTCTAAATCCAAATACTTAATTACCTAATAAATATTTCTAAAAATGCCAGCTAACGACATTGGTGCCATTTATACTCCTTCAATTTATGGGAGAACTTCTTTTCCGTTGAGGCATGAAGGAGATCCTATATTTTATAAAACATTTGATGGGTCAGATTTTCGTACAGTAGGAATAACTTCAGATAAAATAAAAATAATAAATCACTTTTTTAAAACTGGAGAAAAGTTAGTATATAATTGTGGGTCTGGAACTTCTATTGGAATAAGCACTTTAAGTCCAGGTTGGTCTAGTGGTATAGGAACTTTTCTTCCAACAGTAGTTTACCCAATAGTTTTAGATAAGGATAATATTAGAGTTGCATTAGCTGCAAGTTTAGCATTAAGTGGAGATTATGCAGATATTAATACTTTAGGAATTGGAACCATCCATACTTTATTAGCAGAAAAGCAAAATGCTAAAACTTTAATATCAGTAGACAATTTAATACAATCACCACTTTCATTTGGATCAACAGTATCTATATCAACTTACACTAATACATCTTTAAGAATAAACGAATTAAAAAATATTAAATTAGGATCATTTTTAAAAATAAAATCAGAGATAGTCAAAATTTCTGCTATTGACTATCAACTACAAAATGGATTATATCCAGGATATAATGTGTCCATTTCCAGAGGAACTGGTATAATGGGAACCCCACAAATTACTTTCAATGATTCTATAAAAAATGAGTATGTAAGTGTTTTGTCTGGAAATTATAATATAGTAAAAGATATCATTTATTTCGCTGATGCACCATTAGAAGGAAGAAGAATTAACTTAGTTATTCCTGTTGGAAGTATAGATTTTGAAACAGATACATTTTCATATTTTAGTGATGAAATTATTACAGGATCTCAGTGTGTATTTTATTCAGAAAATCCACCAGTAGAACTTACAAATGGTGGAATATACTATTTGATTAGGTCTGCAAACAATACATTCCAATTTGCAGAAAGTTTGGTTGATGCATTTAATGGAATTTCTATAGAATTTTCTACTGACACTGGTAATGAATTTGTAGTTCAAGATTTTCAACTTTTCCTAGTTCTTCCAAGAGAAAATAGTAGTTTTCAAGGAAGAGTATTTTTAAGATCAAATTATGATTCAAATTATGTTTTTGATGATATATCTGAGCAATTTACTGGAATAACAAGTTCATTTGAATTAAAAGTTTCTGGAATAAGCACAGTTGGTATCTCAAGTGATAATGGAATAGTTTTGGTCAATAATGTATTTCAATATCCAGAGTCCAGTGAGGCATTTGATTACAGAGAAGTTGGTATTGGAAGCACTCCTACTCAGACTTTTATAGATTTTAAAGGATCAGCAGCATCTAAAACTTATGATGTTAATGTAAAAGGTCTTCCTAGAGGAGGAATTATAGTAGGGTATGCAGTCTCTAGTGGATTAAATTATTCACCATTACGTCCGGCATCAGGAGTAGCTGTAGTATCTGCAGCTGGAACTATAACATCAGTAATTATTGGAAGTCCTGGATCTGGTTATAGATCTGGAATTACAACTTATTATGTTGAGTTTGAAGATGGAGAGGGTTATGGAAGTGGAGCTTTAGCTATTGCAACTCCAAATCCAGATGGACTAATCTCCAGTGTTGGTATTTTAACTGGTGGATCTGGATATAAGTATAATGGACTTTCAACATCATTAACCAATACAATTAATGCATTAGATCCAAATGGAACTCCAATAGGAGTTGGAACCACCTCAATATTTGGATCATTTAGAGGATCTCCAGTAAACTTGCTAAATCCAGGATTTGTTAAAATTGATGACGAAGTAATTCAATATACTGGAATTAATAATTCTACCAGTGAATTAACAGGAACATTAAGAGGTCAATTTGATACTATTGGAACAGTTCATAACTCTGGGGCATCAGTAGAAAAATTTGAGTTTTTCTACTTTGCAAAATTTGATGCTCCATCACCATATGAAAATGTGCCATTATCTGGTTCTTCTGTTGGGATAGGAGCTTCAGTTACATTTGATATTGATCCTGAAGGAAGAATAAAAGACTTAATATTTACAAATCGTGGATATAATTATAAGGCAGGGGAAGTATTATTCCCATCTGGGACTATTGGAGTTGGGACACAAACTCAGGATGATAAGTTAAAAATTACTATAAATGAGGTAGCTAAAGATGAGTTTGCTGCTTGGAACATTGGGCAGTTATACAAATTAAATGATCTTACAGATAAAGTGAATGGAAGAAGGAAAGTATTTGTCCTTACTGAGACTATAGATGGGGAAGTTAGAAGAACTAGTTTAGAATCAGATCCTGGTTCAGAAATAGATTTAACATACAATCTTTTAGTTTTTGTTAATGATGTTTTACAAGTTCCCAATAAATCTTATACATTTCCTGGAGGTTCTCAAATTATATTTACTGAAGCACCAGCAAAAGGAAGTACAGTAAAAGTCTACTTTTATTTTGGATTTTTTGGAGATGCAACTTTATTCCAAAGTCAAACTGATGTTAAAGAAGGTGACAAGTTGAGGATTCAAAGAGATATTTTTGAAGCTCCACCATTTGAACAATTAGATAGAACTGCAAAGAGAGTAGTGAGTTCAGATACATTAAGAACTGAAGTATATTCTAATATTGGATTATCTGAGGAATCTTCTCAGTTTAGATCTATTTCCTGGACTCCTCAAGTTGCAGATAAAATTATTAATGGGGAAATAGTTAGCAAATCTAGATCAGAATGGAAATCTGGAATTACTAGCATATCTAAATTATCAATAGACACTACTGTTGGAATAGTTACAGTAGCTATTAGCACATCTCCAGGAACATTTATTGGAGTAGGTACAAATATAATTGGAATCAATACTAACGCTGGAATTGGTAGTTTGATTCAAGTTGGTGATTATGTAGAAGGATCTTACATTGGTATTGGAGTAACTATTGTATCAATAGGATCTAGCACCATTAACATAGGATCTCCAGGAATTTCTACTAATTATCTTGGAGACACATCATATTCAACCTCTCCTGCAGGAACTAATACTATTCCTTTAACTTTTTATAGAATCAACTAATAAATAACAATAAAGTATAATGTCAAATGTCAGCAATTATAACTGATAATCTAAGATTATTGAACTGCACTAATTTTATAAATGATGTAAAAACTGGTAATTATTACATATTTTTAGGTCTTCCTAATGCCTCTGCACTAGACTCTAACTGGGATAATGTTTCACCAGATCCTATTGACAGTGGTTTATACTTAAACTCTTACAAGGATACTATACTTGGTGTTAAAAAAATTACTGCTTCTGATATAATTAGGGTAATTCCAAAAAATCAATGGATAGGTGGTAGAAAGTATGATATGTATAGACACGACTATAGCGTGTACAATACATCTCCAGTGACTTCAGCTACTAGATTATATGATTCTTTGTATTTTGTTATTAATAGTGAGTTTAGAGTTTATATTTGTATTAATAATGGATCTGCTCCATCCAACGCAAACAAAGGAGTAGTTTCCACAGAAGAACCTATTCATACAGACATATCTCCAAGAAAAGAGAGTGATGGATATGTTTGGAAATATTTGTACACCCTAAACCCTGCAGATGTTTTAAAATTTGATTCCACAGATTATATTAGTGTACCAAATGATTGGACAACTACTACCAATGCAGAAATATCTAGAATTAGAAATAATTCATTCGATGGAAAAATAGAAACTATCTTAATTGAAAAACAAGCTCAATATAATTTCTTTGGCACTTTAACTGGAGTTCCAATCAAAGGTGATGGATTTGGTGGAGAAGCTAGTGTAACTTTTGATGAAGAATCTAAACCTATTTCAGTTGAAGTTACTAATGGTGGATTTGATTATACTTATGCAACACTAGATTTAGACTCTGTTATCCCACCATTAAGTGGCGAAAAGGCAATTTTTAATGTTATAATTCCTCCACCTGGAGGACACGGAAGAGATGTTTATACTGAATTGGGATCAAATAGAGTTTTAATTTACAGTAGAATTGAAAATGATTCAACTAATCCAGATTTTATAGTAGGAAATCAATTTTCAAGAGTTGGCATAATTAAAAATGTTAAAACTTTTGGATCAAACTCTAACTTTACTGATGGTACTGGGTCTGGAGTATATGCTGTAAAATTAAATACTTCAACTGTTACAGAATCTTTAGATTCTAAAATGACTCAAGCATCAACAAATGCTCAAGGAAATTTAGTCAGTTTTGATTCAACAACAAAAGTTCTTAGGTACATTCAACCTAGAACTAATTATATGGACAATTATGTTACTGGAAATGTAGTTACAATAGATTATAATTATTCTAAGAGTGTAAGTGGAATTCAATCAGCTACTACATATGACCAAAATGAATTTGATAATTCAACTCCAATTCAAATAGGCAGCAATTTATACACAATAGATACTGGATTTACTGGAAGTTCTGTAACTATTGGATCTGTTACATATTATCTTGGGCAAAGTTTTGGATCAGGTCTATCTGGACCAGACATAAATATAAAGAGTGGTGAGATTATCTATGTTGACAATAGATCTTCAGTAACTAGAGCATCACAGCAAAGAGAAGACATCAAAATTGTTTTAGAATTCTAAGAAAATGCCCCAAAGTACAAATTTAAATAGAAGTCCATATTATGATGACTTCAATGCATCTAAGAACTATTACAAAGTTCTTTTTAAGCCAGGTGTTACAGTACAGACAAGGGAATTAACTACTTTACAATCAATTTTACAAAATCAAATTGAAAGATTTGGAAGTAAATTTTTTAGTAATGGTGGAGTTGTAGTTCCAGGAGCAGTTTCTTATGATTCTGCATATAATGCAATAGAACTAAACAATACCTTTAAAGGACTTGATGTAGAAGAATATTTTAGTCAACTAGTTGGGAAAACAATAAGAGGATCTACTACGGGTATAACTGCTAAAGTAGTTAAAGTATTATCTAAATTAGAGTCTAGCAGGGGAAATAGCACATTATATGTAAAATACCAAACTTCTTCTCCTGATAATTTTCAGACTGAATTATTTCAAAATGGAGAAGAACTTACAACAACTGAAGATGTAATATTAGGTGCTGGATTTATTTTTGCTGGGGAATCAGTTGCAAGTGTTGCTGATCCTATTGGAAGAAATGCGACTTCAGTTGGATCTGCTGCATCTATAGAAGAAGGAGTATTTTTTATTAGAGGATACTTTGTAAATGTAGATAAAGAAACTATTATATTAGACGAATATACTAATGCCCCTACTTATAGAGTAGGGTTAAGTATTTCCGAAGTAATAAATGATTCTAATGATGATTCATCATTAAATGATAATGCTCAAGGATTTTCTAATTTTGCAGCTCCTGGCGCAGATAGATTTTCTATTAAATTATCATTATCTAAAAAATCTGTAGATGATTATAATGATGATGATTTTGTAGAACTGTTTAGAGTAGAGAATGGAATTGTAAGAAAAATTAAAGCTGATACTAAAGAAACTTTTATTACTGATGTTTTAGCCAGAAGAACATTTGATGAGTCTGGAAACTATTCAATTACTGGATATTTTGTCAGTGCTTTAGAATCTTTAAATAATGGATATGGAAATAATGGAATTTATTCTGATGGTCAAAAAACATCTAGTGGATCAGTTCCATCAGATGAGTTAGCAGTATTAAGAGTTTCTCCAGGAAAATCATACGTTAAAGGGTATGAAGTAGATACTGTAGAAACTATTGTAGATTATCCAAAACCAAGAACTACAAAGTCAGTAGAGTCATCATCTACTACGTTTTTTGCTGGAGACATTCTAAAAGTTGATAATGTAGTAAATTCTCCAAAAATAGGATTAACCACAACTGGAATAATATCATTATATGATTCTAGATTAGAAAATCAAGTATCTACTGGAACTACAATTGGGGTTGCTAGAGTTTATGATTTTGAATCAAACAATACCTCTTATGAAAACCCATCTAGTCAATTTAATTTAAGACTTTTTGATATTCAAACCTATACTAATATAGTATCAACCACTGGAATTGGATCCGAAGTTTTAGTAGGAACTTATGTAGAAGGATCTAATACTAGTGCATCTGGATTTGTAAAATCAGTTTTTGAGAATCAGTTATCTTTATATCAAGTGTCTGGCAAGTTTTCTAAAAATGAAACTTTAACATTTGATGGAATACCTAGTAGCAACTTAATTGGAACTGTAACTGATTATTCTATTAATGATATTAAATCAATTTCAGATTCAAATGGATTCGCATGTGATACTACTTTAACTCAAACTACTTCATTAATTGGACCTTTTGATGTTTCTGTTTATTCTCCAACTGGAATAGCAACTATTACAAAAAATAATGGGGATACTTTTGCGGGAACTTTAAAAATTGGAGATATAATTTCATATGATACTTCAGGAGCAACAAATTCTATTTTTACTAAAATTATTGAAATAGCACCCACAAAAAATAAAATTACAGTAACTGGAGTTTCTACAGTATCTAATGTTTGCGATGGAAACATTGGAGTTGGAACTTATTCCTTACAAACTTTAAATTTAAAAAGGCCACAAATATTTAATCCTGGAGAATCTTCTTTATATTCACAATTAAATAATTCTAGTATTTCCAATGTAAACTTCTTAAATTCTAGTGTTTATGTAAAGAGAGAGTATAGTGGTCTTACTAAGTCTGGAACAACTTTAACTTTACCATCACTGGCTGGAACTGACTATGTTTATTCTGGATTTGATGAAGAAAGATATATTGTAATAAATGCAAATGGCACACTTGAAAATTTAACAACTGCAACTTTTACTATAACTAATGGAGGTAAAAATGCAGAATTCATTAATTTAAGTGCTGCATCTGGACCATGTACGACAATAACTACTCAAATTAAATCTAATGTTACTGCAAAGCAAAAGAAATTAAATAGATGCTCTACAATAACAATAGACAGAACAAAATATTCATCCCCCAAAAATGTTGGGTTAGGATATACTAGCATTTATGGAGTAAGAATAGAAGATACTCAAATTAGTTTAAATGTTCCTGATGTAATTGAAATCCAAGCAGTATATGAATCATCTAATACTTCATCCCCAACTGTACCTTGGATATCTTTAACTGGAATTGAAAGTCCAAGTAGCACAACTACAGATTTAATAGTAGGAGAGTTGGTTGTTGGTGAAACTAGTGGGGCAGTAGCAGTATATGCAGAGCAAAGGGGATCAACTCAAATTTATTTAATTTATAAAACTCAACAAACATTCCAAGTATCTGAAACAGTAAGATTTAAAGAAAGTGGAGTTAGTGCAGTTATTGGAGTAGTAGAGTTTGGTGATAAGAATATATTAGATGAATTTACTTTAGATAATGGACAAAGAAAGCAATATTATGATTATTCTAGAATGGTACGAAAATTATCTTCAAAAGAACCATTTGGAAGATTAAAAGTTTATTTTGACTACTTTAGTTTTGAACCAAGTGATTCTGGAGATTTAATTTCTGTCAATAGTTATCCAAACTTCATCTATGGAAAGTCTATTCCAACATATAATGGGATAAGAAATACTGATACTATAGACATTAGACCTAGAGTTGGTAGTTATGCTATTGAAACTAAATTAAGTCCATTTGATTTTACATCAAGGTCGTTTAATTCTAGTGGAAACAATTCATCTCAAATACTGGCATCCGGAGAGAGTATTATTTTTGATTATGATTTTTACTTACCTAGAACTGACAAATTAATTTTAGACAAATCAGGAAACTTTACTGTTGTTTTTGGGGAACCAAGTGAAACACCAATTTCACCAGCAATTTCCCCAGAAACTTTAGAAGTAGCTACCATAATTAGCTCTCCATATGTTTATGACATAAACTCTGGAAATGAAGTTGTAGTAGTTCTTAAAGATAATAAGAGATATACAATGTCAGACTTGAGAGACATTGAAAATAGAGTTACTGGATTAGAATTCTACACAACATTATCTTTACTGGAAACATCTACTCAAAATTTATTGATTGAAGATGAAAATGGACTTAATAGATTTAAATCTGGATTTTTTGTAGATGGATTCACTGATTACTCTGCATCAGATACTCAAAATCCATCATATAGTGCAGATATTTCAAATGAAACTTTAAAGCCTGAAAAAGAAGGAAACAGAATAGATCTATCATTATTGTCATCTGATAGCGAATATTCCATAGAAACTATTAATATAAATGATACCCCATCAAATAATATTAAAAAAACTGGAACTATATTGTCATTAAATTATAATGAAGTAAAATATTTTGAACAACCTTTTGCAAGTAGAATAGTCAGTGTAAACCCATATAATATTACCACTTGGATTGGAAAACTTGCACTAAATCCAGCATATGACCATTGGCAAGTTTATGTTCGAAGAGATAATTGGATCCCAGATGTCAGAAGGCGTGGGGAAATTGAAACTCGTGTGATACGTACTAGAATTCCATATATGAGAGCAAGGAACATTAAATTCACTGCCACTAGATTAAAACCAACAACTAGATTTAATTTTATATTTGCTGGATTGAATTTTTCACAAGGATCTACTTCAGTATTTCCAAAATTAGTAGAAATAACTAGTGTTTCTGGATCCTTCCAGGTTGGAGAAACAATTTATATCACCAATGGTGTTGATACTTGTGTTTGTAAATTATGTACACCAAATCACAAGCAAGGTCCAATAGATAATCCATCTACAAAATATTTAATTAATCCATATTCTCCAACTGTAGGAATTTCTACTTTATATGGACCGCAATCTACATTTTTAAATATAGACACTGAAACTTTATCTCAGCCTTTCCCATCTAGATATTGGGGGAACATTAAAAAGGGATCTAAAGTATATGGTTTAACTAGCAAGGCAACTGCTGTAATAGCAAATAATAGACTAATTACTGACGATAACGGAACAGTTCAGGGATCTATTTGGATTCCTCCAAATAAACTAACAAGTGGTTCCGTCACAGCTAAAATAGAGACATCTGGACTACTAGGGGTTCCAGGAGAAACACCAAGTTCAGCTGAGACTTCATACTTCACTGCAGGAACTTTAATTACAACAGTTAGAAATATTTTCTATGATCCTCTTGCTCAAACTTTTGTAGTTGATGATGAAAATGGAATTATTCCTACATCAGTAGATGTATTCTTTGCACAAAAAGATTTTAATGTCCCTGTAACTTTACAAATAAGAGAAACAGTAAATGGATATCCAGGAGGATCAAACAGTATAGTAGGAGGTCTAGGAGGATTAGAAAAAGTATTACTTCCAAATCAAGTAAATACTAGCACTAATGGATTAACAGCAACTACATTTACCTTTGATACTTTGGTAAGACTTGAAGGTGGAAAAGAATATGCAATAGTGCTGCTGTCAGATTCTGATGCTTATACTGTATGGCATTCCAGACTAGGAGAAGTTGAAATTAGTACTGCAAAACTGAATGAACTTGATAAGATTATTATTAACAAACAACCCTCCATGGGAACTTTATTCAAGTCTCAAAATGGTGCTACATGGGTTCCAAGTCCGGAAGATGATCTTAAATTTACACTAAAGAGAGCAGAGTTTATTTCAAATTCTGCTACTGCAAGATTCTACAATGCAAAAATATCAACCAGATCTCAAGAGGCAAATCTTCAAAATAATCCTATAGTTGCAATTTCAACCTTAGGAGAATCTCCTGTAAATGACGGAAGACATATATTAGTGTTCCACCCAAATCATGGTTTACATTCACTAGGAAGCAAAGTTGAAATTACAGGAGTACAAAGTGATATTCTTCCCGAAAAACTAACAGTTGGTTATGGAATTACAGATACTGGAGCAATTAGTATAGGAAATACATCAATATTTGGAACATATGATGGATCTTTAGTTAATTCTACAAATCCAGGATATATAAAAATTGACGATGAAATTATTAGGTATGAAGCAGTTTCTACTAATCAATTACTGAATATTACTAGATCACAATTTAGTACCACAACTTTACCTCATGATATAAATTCATTAGTATATAAGTATGAATTTAATGGAGTTCCATTAACCAAAATCAATACAACTCATACAGTAGTTTCTTCTCCTAAACCAACATTAGATAGTTACTATGTTCAAGTTTCTGCAGGAAGCACATTTACTGACATAAAATCTGGAGGAGGTCCTGATGTATATGCTTCAAGAAATCAACAGTTTAATACACTTTCAATTAATGAAGTTTTTGTAACTTCATTTAATCAGACTTCTGTTTCTGGAAGAGTTAGAACTATTTCATCTACCAGTGTTGATGGTCAAGAATCATCTTATGTTGATCAAGGATTTGAAGATATTGATGTAAATGAAACTACTGTGTTCCCAACAGTTAGAATGGTTGCATCAAAAGAAAATGAAACTGAGTTTGTCAATCCTACAGAATTCCCTGGATCAAAATCCTTTACTTTAGAATTAACTTTAAGTACTCAAGATACTAAAGTGTCTCCATTAATTGATTTAGAGCAAATTTATGTATCTACAGAAATTAATAGAATTAATCAACCAGTAGGCATTAGTTCATATTCAACAGACTCTAGAGTAAATTCTAATTTAAATGATCCTCATGCATTTGTTCATGTATCAACTAAAATAGATCTTCAGGAAAGTGCAAATTCATTGAAAGTTCTTTGTGCTGCAATAAGAGATTCTGACTCAGACTTCAGAGTTTTATACAAAATCTTTAGAAATGATGTTGCAGATGAAGATCAAGTATGGCAACTATTTCCAGGATATCTAAACTTAGATGTGAATGGAAGAGTTATAGATGAAGATAATAATGATGGAAGACCTGATTCAAATGTTCCATCAAGTAGATTGGGAGAGTATAGAGATTATTCATTCACTGCAGATAATCTTCCAACATTTACTGGATTCCAAATTAAAATTGTTGGAAGCAGCAAATCACAAGCAACTACCCCAATAATTAAAGATCTAAGAGCAATTGCACTAAAATGATAAATGATGATATAAAATATGCAAAAGTCGAAGGACATCCAAATTTATTAAGAGATCTTTCGACTAATGCAATTATTAATACAGATTCTATTTCATCTGGGCATTATACTATGCTGAAAAATAGAAAAATTTTAGAAAAGACTAGAATAGATAATCTCGAAACTGAATTGACTGAGTTAAAATCTTCTATTAATGAAATAAAATGTTTATTAAAGGATTTAGTTAATGGATCATGAAGAATTAAAACTTGAAAGTATCAATAAATTATTTGAATTTGAAAAAATTTCAAGAGAACTTGATACCTGCACCAATATAGATTTTATGAGAAACATTTGTAAATGCTATGTTAAATTATATTTGAAGCAACAAGAATCTTTAGTTTCAATTGCTAATGCTTTCCCAGATCTAAATAGTTAAAAAAGTATTGGAATAATGGCAAAACCAGCATCAAGACAACAATTGATTGATTATTGCCTAAGGCAACTTGGTGCCCCAGTTCTTGAAATAAATGTTGCCGAAGAACAATTAGATGATAGAGTGGATGAAGCCCTTCAGTATTTTCAAGAAAGGCATTTTGATGGCGTTCAAAAAATGTTTCTTAAGTATAAATTAACTGAAGAAGATATACAAAGAGGAAGATCAAAGGGAGGAGATTTTAATGTAGGAATAGTAACTACTAATGTAACTACTGGAATAGGGACTTTTGGATGGGAAGAGAATAGTAATTATATTCCAGTTCCAGACTCTGTAATTGGCATAGAAAAAGTATTCAAAATAGATAACAGAACAATTGCATCTAATTTGTTTAATGTAAATTATCAATTATTTTTAAATGACATATATTGGTTTAGTTCAACTGAAATGTTGAATTACTATGTAACCAAAAGATATCTTGAAGACATTGATTGGATTGTCAATCCACAAAGGCAATTGAGATTTAATAAAAGACAAAATAGACTTTACATTGATATGAGTTGGGATGCAGTTAAAGAAGACCAATATCTGCTTATAGAATGCTATAGAATTTTAGATCCATCAGAATCTACGAATGTGTGGAATGATTCCTTCTTAAAAAAATATTTGACTTCACTAATCAAAAAGCAGTGGGGACAAAATTTAATTAAATTCCAAGGGGTAAAACTTCCAGGAGGAGTGGAACTTAATGGAAGGCAAATATATGATGATGCAGTAAGAGAATTGCAAGACATTAAAGATAGAATGATTCTAGAGTATGAAGAACCACCTATGGATCTGATAGGGTAATATGTTAAATCCATTTTTCATTCAAGGCACAAATACAGAACAAGGTCTATTGCAAGATCTTGTAAATGAACAATTGAAAATGTATGGCATAGAAGTTTATTACATGCCAAGGCAAATCTTTTCGCAAGGAAAGGTTATAAAGGATGTTTTATTTTCAAAATTTAAAAATGCTTTTCCCATAGAAGCATACTTAATGAGTTATGAGGGGTTTGACTCTAATAGCATTTTAATGTCTAAATTTGGAGTTAAAATTACTGACGAAATGAGTCTCATAGTATCAAAAGAAAGATTTGATACTTATGTTGGCGAATTAATGAAGTCTATAGTTAATGTGAAAAATCCACTAAGACCTAATGAGGGAGATTTAATTTATATTCCTCTTTCTGATAGTTTAATGGAAATTAAATATGTGGAAAATAGAAAACCATTCTATCAACTTCAAAAGAATTATGTGTATGAATTAAAGTGCGAATTATATGAATTTGAAGATGATGAAGTATCTACTGGAATTCAAAATGTAGATCAAATGTTGAAACCAATTGGATATGGTGCAGAATTAACCCTTTCTGGTTTGGGAATTACTGCAACTGCATATACTGGAATAGTTAATGGAGCAGTACAAAAAATAGATGTTATTAGTGGAGGATATAGATATACATCATCCCCAACAGTTGTAATTGGAGAACCATATTCTGGAATTAGAGCTTCTGCTGTTGGGGTAATGTCAGAATCTAGAGGGTTAACTGGAGGAAAGAGTTTAAGAAAAATTTATATTCAGAATGCAGGACTTGGATATTCAGCATCAAATCCTCCATCATTATCATTATTTGGAGGAGGTGGATATGGGGCTAGTGCAAGAGTTAGTATATCTACAACTGGAAGTATTGGTATAGTTACAGTAACTTATCCAGGAACTGGATATGTGCAACCACCATCAGTCACTTTCTCTTCTCCAGTATCTGGAGGAACAACAGCTATTGCAGAGGCATTTTTAAATTCTTCTGGAGGAATCTCCACTATTAGAATAGTGAATGCAGGTTTTGGATATACTACTACACCAACTATAACTATATCTGCAGGATCCACTATCTCTTCTGGAAACTTTATATTTGGAGAGCAAGTTTCTGGATCTATTTCTGGTGCTATAGGATTTGTCAAAGATTGGAATTCTGATACTAAAATATTAAAAGTATCTGGTATGGCAACAGATTTTTCTGTTGGAGATGTAATTGTTGGTGCAGCATCAAGTGCAAGATATTTCTTAAGATTGTACCAAACATATGAATTACAATCTGCATATGATAATAGAGATGTTATAGAATCAGAGGCAGATTCTATAATAGACTTTAGTGAAATAAACCCATTTGGGGAAGCTTAACTAAATAAAAATAAACTGTCAACATAATGTCTAGGCAAACAATATCTACTGGGTTTACACCTAATGATGGAACTGGAGACAGTTTACTGCAAGGTGCAACCAAAATTAATAGCAACTTTAGTGAGATCTATACAACATTTGGAGATGGGACTACTTTAAATGCTTCTGCAGGAGCACAAGGTCCTCAAGGTTCTGTTGGAGCAAGAGGACCTCAGGGATCTTCTGGAGCAATAGGTCCACAAGGTGTTCAGGGATCTAGTATTGTTGGACCACAAGGTTCACAAGGAACTTCTGGTGCAATAGGTCCACAAGGACCTTCTGGAGGTGGAGGGGGTGGAAGTAGTTTGCAATCTAGGACTACTGTTTCAAGTACTACTCCATTATTAAACGCAAATTCTTCTTCAAGTGTAGTAATATCTGGATTTAAATCATATTTGTTATTAAAAATTGAAACATCTGCTGCTGCATGGGTTACAATTTATACTGATTCAACATCAAGAGATCTTGATTCTGCTAGAACTGAAGGAACAGATCCATTACCAGGATCTGGTGTTGTTGCTGAAGTAATAACTACAGGAGCATCCACTCAGTTAATAAGTCCAGGAGCTTTAGGATTTAATAATGATGTTTCTGTATCTGGAAACATTTATGCAAAAATTTATAACAAGAGTGGTTCTCAACAAGCAATAACAGTTACTTTAACTCTACTTCAATTAGAGAACTAAAATGAAAGAATACATTGTATCTCTAGCATCTCATGAAGAGTTGGAGCAATTTTATGATGATATGGAAACTCCAGGAGGAACAGAATTTGTTCCAGAAAGAGAAGTTGAGTGTTCATTAAGAAGACCAATTAGTAGAAATACTCATTATAACCTCACAGATAAAGAAGTAAGAAAATTAAAAGAAGACGATAGAGTTCTTGATATATGCCCAGCATCTGCATTGACAGATATTGTTAGAAAACCTTTATACACACAAACATCAACTGAATGGAATAAAAGTTCTACTTCAAGCACTAATCAAAAAAATTGGTCTCTTTTAAGATGTGTAGAGGGGGATCAAAGAAGTAATTGGGGAAGTAATGGAACTGCCCAAGTATCAGGAACAATTAATTTAACTAGCTCTGGAAAAAATGTAGATTTTATTTTAGTTGATGGACACATAAATCCAAATCATCCAGAGTTTGCCAAAAATTCAGATGGAACTGGTGGAACTAGAGTTAATCAGTTTAATTGGTATTCATTAACTTCTTTAGTTACTGGAGGTGCAAATGGATCGTATGTATATACTCCATACACTGATGTTGGGGATGAGGCATTAACTGCTGACAATAATCATGGAATGCATGTTGGAGGATCTGCATGTGGCAATACTCAAGGGTGGGCAAGAGATGTAAATATCTACAATATAAACCCATATTCTTCAAGTTTAAATACTTTAGCTTCAACTTATATCTTTGATTATATTAGAGCCTTTCATAACACTAAACCAATAAATTCAGCATTAGGGATAAAGAATCCAACAATTTGCAATAATAGTTGGGGAGCATTTTATCAAATCACTAGATCAACTATAACAAATATTAACTGGAGGGGGACTAGTTATAATTCATCATTTACAGATGGGTTATTTAATTCAGTTGGACTTAGAAGTTATGATGCAACTTATTTGTATATTCCAGCTTGGACAACTGCTTTAACTGTAGATATAGAAGATGCTATAGCAGATGGAGTTTTATTTGTAGGAGCTTCTGGAAATGAGTCAACAAAAATAGATGTTCCTGGTGGAGCTGACTATAATAATACTATAACTTGGTCTGGAGTTACTAGAAATTATAGCAGAGGAGATTATGTATCATCTTCAGGAAATGCTATATGTGTTGGAGCAGTAAGTGCATTAGTTAATGAATCAAAAGCAACATTTAGTAATTGTGGTCCAAGAGTTAATGTATATTCTCCAGGAGACAATATTATTTCTTGTCTTCATAATGGAGTAGTTTCTGGTGGATCTATTACTGTAGTAAATGACCCTAGAGATTCTGCATATAAATTAGGAAAATATGATGGAACTAGTATGGCATCACCACAAGTATGTGGAGTGCTTGCATCTGTACTAGAGCAATATCCAAGAATGAAGCAATCTGATGCAGTTGAGTATATAGAATACTATGCAAAATCAAATCAAATTACTGAGACTGGAAGAAGTACATTTACTTGGGACGTAACCAATAGTGGGTCTAGTGACTATGTATTTTCTGGATATAGTTCTGGAAATGATATTTCTATAACTGCTCAAGAAGGATCAATCCTTGTATTTAATGTAAATGCTCCAGGTCATCCTTTTTGGATTAAAACAGAACAAGTTACTGGAACTTCAAGTGCAGTTACCACTGGAACAATAACTGGAAATGGTAGTGAGTCTGATACAGTAATATGGAATACATATGGAGTAAAACCAGGAACTTATTATTATATTTGCCAATTCCATTCTTCTATGTCTGGAACTATTACTATTA